CAATGTGCTATTAGCGCATCTATTTTTTCGGATTGCCTTAAGTAAAATTTTTTTGGTTTTATCTCATACAAAGTTTTAGTATCTGCATCAAAAAAATCACCCACATATACTCTACCATTAGATTGCTTTTTAGTTCTACACTCAATACTTTCATATTGTAAGTGTTTATTTGAATTCCAAAAACAAGCTTCCCAAGAACTTCTAAACCTATGATTATCAATAACAGCATCCCAGTGAGTAAATGTATTTGTAATTGGGGGTGTAAACCGACCGCTTACTATTTTTTCTTTCATTCGTATTGAATGTAATTTAGCATTACGTTCAATATTAGCCACACCTTTCGCTGTTTTATTAAACTCTTTCATTTTTTCAGAGTTTATTTTACCTATTCTTTTAGCAAATTTTTTACCCTCTTTGGTTTTATACCACTTCTTTTTAGATTTACTTATTGCATCACCAATATTAACTCTGCCTGTTTTTAACCAAGGTTTAGATAATTTACAATCAGTACAACACATCGTATTATCATTGCCATATGATTTATATACTTTATTACAGTGTTTACATGTGCTGTTATATCCATGCTGTTTACAATTATTACAAATTAACTGATTTGGATTACCCTTATATGAATTATCGCACTTTACACATATCAAATCAACCAAAATTACACCTAAACCAAATCCGTTTTTAATAGCTGCTTCTCTAAGCTTTTGTCGTGTTTCATCGCTAATCATTTAATACTCTCATTTTTATATAAATAGTGAGCTTGTGTAAAAAACATTAAATAATCCTATTGCGGTGATAAAATATGTTGATATTTGTGTAAATCTAGTGTTTTAACTACTTTTAAATTACCATCGGCATCTTTAACATACCACTTATGATCATCAGTACAAACTACGATTTCACCATTTTCAAGTTCAATTTCATATACACCCTGCTCACCCTTATCCCAGTGATAAAACGGTCTCCATTGAACCTCATTCTTCTCAACATTCCAAGATTTAACTAAATCATTATGTTCATCTAAATCCCGTATAGGGATTTTAGTTTGCTCACCATTTCGTAATACAGATACCAATGTATTTTCATCCAAACACTCATCGAGCATAACTACCTTCCAAGTCCGAAATCCAACCGATGCTGCAAATCCTCTGATTTTCTCTCTTAAAGTATCAATACCCCTTTCATCGGATGCGTTGATATAAAGATAATCACAATCAATAGCATTTACTATAATTTTTGCTAATGTAGTTTTACCAGTCCCTGCTTCACCATGTAGTAATAAGTGTGGGACATCGTTGTTTTCTATATAAATATTAACCTTTTGTATGATATGTTCATTACCAACATACCCTTCAAGTCCAGACGGCCTATACCGTTCTACCCATAAGCTATTTTCACTATTACTCATCTTCCTACTTCTTTTAAATATGTTTCTTTTGCTTGTTCCCAGCTCATTCCTATAATATCTACATAAAAAAGTGCTTCGGGTTTAATTCTCCCTTCATCAAACAGGGTGGTGTATCTGCGAATTGCTTTGGGTTTCCACCAATTTATAGTATATTCATCACCTTTAACAAACTTATCCTTCATAACCAACTTATCTTCTTCTATCTCCCCCTTCAGAAATTCGTTACCATTTTCGTAGAATGGTGCAAGATACACCCCCCGTTTGAATCCGTGATCGTAAGTATCAGATTTGATACCAAGCTCTCTATAGATTTGATGTATGATTTTTTGTTTTATCCCACTAACAGGCCCGTTTCTTTCGTAACCCATATTCGCACCATTCCTTTCCCTCTCTTCCGTTATCTCCCTCTTATACCAATCTGAATGGTTTTCTTTTAACCATTGATGCCACGGGTCATACACCCCATCATCGGGCTTAGTACTAATCTTACCCTTACTTTCTCCCAAAGTTTTAAAATGCGGAATACCATTATATTGTGAGTGAATTCCATACAACGAAGTTGTTCCTAATGCTACCAAAACATCATCATACTTCTTTTTCCAATAATTCCTAACAATGGGCGATGTAGCAAGTGCAGCAATTAATTTACCACCTAAAAAGTTGTATCCAAAAGGTTGAGTAGAAACAATCGTAGTTGCGATACTCGTATTGTTTAACTTCCCTTCTTTAAACTTATTATCCTTACTCCAACCAATGTAAGCATCCCTTACACCCAATGATGTAATATCAGAACCCAATGAAACCTGTCCTAAAACTTTACCGCTAACTCTATCCTTTATCCATATCTTTACATTCCGACCAGGATTAGCAACAAACTCCATTGTATGGATTAGTTTTCGGACTTCTGTCCAGCGAGTAGATTCTTTTGGATTATCATCAACGATTTCTACATAAGGTTCTAATGATTCAATTTCTTTTATCGTTAGTTCTTTGTTGTAAATATCCGTTGGAAACCAAAGTGAATCATAGTGGGTAGCAATGGTTGCCTTTTTGGGCATGGTGTTTTTAAGGTCACCATTCCATTCTTGCCACTTTTTGTATAAAGTCTGCTCTTCAACTGACATTGAGGATAGATAGTTCAAATTATCAATGAACTTCTTCTTTTCAACATCATAGTTGAATTCAGGCTTCGCTGGTTCAGTATCCCAAAACATATTATTTCACTTCAACTAAAAAGTATTCTGATTTAAAACCTTCACTCTCAAATGTACATTGTGCCAACCCTGCAGTTGCGATTTTTAGATTAGCTGCTTTTGGAGCCCGGTTCGCATTTAGGATTTCTTTCAAATACTTTGCAGAAAATGAAATTGGTCCTACCGAATCTTTGGTGCAAGTGCAATCAACTTTAATAGAAATTCTATTTGAGTTAATCTTTGAATACCCCAAAATAATCTCACCCTTACCACCTTTACATTGGAAGGTAAAAGTATCGGATTCGTTTAACGCACTTTTTGATTTAATGAACCTGCTAATAAACTCATCACTTAGGGTGATTTCAGATTCAAAATCAGGCACCTGCTTAATATCCGGCACCGCGGGGATTACTGATAGGTCAGCCATCATATAATTCACCATAGTTGAATTATCAGAGAACTCCAATGCAGCACTTCCAGCAGTTACATTGATATTAGCATCCAACACACCTAATAGGTTTTTGAGCTGGGATGTGGTATATACACCGAATTCACCATCAGCGAATTCAGTATCTTCAGATGTAACAGTTCCCAATAGGGTTTTATCATCTGAAATAAATTTAACACTCATACCAGCTTTATCTGATACGATTTTTACTGATTCAATTTCACCACCTAAATTGTAGCGGCTTATGAATCCTTCTAAAGAAGTTTTTTTCATAGTTTTTTATTTTTTATTTTACACAATATACGAAATTTTTATCAATTATCCAAACATTTATAGAAAATAATTTTACGATTTTCACCAGTCGGCTTTACAAACTTTTTAGATAACTCTTCTGAATTATCCCATTTCATAGATGATGATTTATGTTCAGGTAAGCCTGCTGTAAAGCCAATAGATTGCCAATTATCTGCTTTATAAACTGCCCCGGTGTTACCACCAGCTACAAATGTGATAATATGTTTAAGTTCATCTCCATATTTTTGTTTCCAAGCAATGGGGCCCTTTTTTCTCAATTCTTTTAAAACACGCGTTCCTGCATTCTTTATTGATTTTACCATACAAAATCTCCAATTATTACATATTGTATTGAAAACTTCCCTATATTCATTCTTACTCAATTTTAGTTTATTCAATAAATCTTTTGGTGGTGGATATACCGAAGAACCTATACCAATCATACCAACAGGCTGAGATGGAAATGAATCTTCTTCATAAATTAACCAATCTATTCTCCTACCAACAGAAGCATTATTTGGAACATAGGAATGATAGTTTTCAATTATTTTTTTAACAATATCCTTTTGAGACCGTGTTTTAACCTCAACTAAAATCATCTCTTTAAAATCCAAAAAATTGTGAAGCTTTTTGTAAATTTTCATTTGGTAAATCCCATTTCATCGCATTGTAGAAATCATTTATTTTGTTTTGAAGAGAACCTTCCCAAATAGCGTTTAAGTCAGCGTAATCGTTAATTAAAGTTTCAATTTCCTGCGGGTCATTCCACCCTGTAAAACCAACCGTTTCCAACCCCAAATTATTTCTTTTCAAATAAATCCATTTAATCTTATCACCATCTTTCATTGGTTCAAATTTGAATGGGCAGTTGTAGTATTTCAATAATTGATTGTATGTAATAGCAGATTTAACGTGTGCGGGTGTTCCTTTAGGAAATTTACCTAACGATAATCTACCATTATCATACTTACTCAATTCTTTTACAGCAGAGTTCTTTGCAATATCCTTCTTTGGTTGAGTTTCCATCCCCGCCTTAAAATCCAATATCTTTTTATCAATATCGTTTTTATCTACACCCTTTAAGATATCCGATAAAACCTGCTCCATCACACCCTTAAAATAAGTTGGAAAATCTGAGCGTTTAACATCCAATCCCTTTGCATCAATCTTATCGCAGGGGACGGTGTTATCGTTAATAATCCATTGAGCATATCGTTTTTTAGCAACCCAAAACCCAGACTTAGCAATGGTTTCCTGTTTAATATCAAATCGGTGCTTTTCTATGTTGAACAACCTTTTTGACATTACATCATAAGTTTTATTGATATGTTCCTGTACCTCCTTTGCAACTGATAGGATAGCCGGGACCATTTCCTCATCCGATTGTTCGTTAATGGTTGGGTTTCGGTGTTTAACAAGGGGGAGAGCTGAAAAATACACAGAATCAGTGTCCGTGTAAATGTTGTAATCCCCTTCAGTTCCAATCTGCGAAACATAGTATTGATTCGCAATCTTTTCGGTTGTTTTAATCACCGTCTGCCCCGTAATCGTAACTGCTTCGGCGTTATCAACATCGTAAAATCTAAAAGATGGAAGCCCTAACACACCATATAATGAATTAAGCATAATCTTTTGAACAAGTTGGCGTTGGGAATAAAACTTATACAAATCTTTGTTATTTTCCTTACCATACTTTTTCATCAAATCTTTATACTCAACCCTTTTATCAAACCACACATTTAAGATTTCAGGTATTACCCCCACCTGCTCATTTGAATATATAACCCCATTTGAAGCAACGGAGTAGTGGTTGGATTTTATTAACCCATTGAACTCATCATATGATAGCGATGGTAATTCATTTCCTTCATCATCAACCACAACATAAAGTTCAATTTTATTCTTTATGTATTCCTCACTCGTAAATCCCCTAACCTTACCAACCTTTGTTTCAGGGCTGATATTCAAACTCATAATGATAGATGGGTATAGGGATGTTAAATCCAAGTCATATAACCATTGGTATAAACCCGGTACAGGCTCTTTCACATAAGCACCTTCAAACTTACCCTCTTCATCATCCCCACCACTCCTTTTGGGTTTATTAGGAGCAACCCTACCACTTCTACGCAAGAATGTAAGTATCGCACCCTCCAGCCATTTGGATGAAAATAAGAAGTCCTCATAGGGTGTGTGGCCGGCATGGCATATCGCCCGTGCCAAATCAATAAATTGTAACTTTTTATCTAAGTCCACAACCAACTTAACATCCTCAATATTATATTGAATAAATCTCTCAAAATCATCTCGCATCAATTGGTCCAAATTCCCTGTATATTGAACTTTACCCCTACCCAACTCCAACTTTGAAATGGTATCCAATCGGTAATTAGGAAACTCCTGATAGGTGTAGGTTTTGTAAAGAGCAAGGTAATCCAAACAGGATACACCTGCTATCATATACCGTTCTCTATTTTTTAGGTAATCCACCTTTCCTATAGGTGATAACGAATTAGCATTCTTATGCCCCAATACCCGTTTTAATCTATTGTAAAGGTATGGTATATCAAAGAAATCAATATTCCATCCAGTTACAATTGTCGGATTTATTTCTTGCCACTTTTGGAGAAACCCCCATAGTAAATCCCTCTCATTGTTGTATATATTTACTTCCGCACCATCAATAGTTTGGTTCAGTTTAGTATCACCCAACGCATAAACAAAGTAATCTCCGGTCGCAGAATCGTGTGCTGCGATGGAGGTTATACTATTATCGGCTTTTTCAACATTTGGGAGACCGGTGTTCATCTCCACCTCAATATCAAATGTCAATACAACATTCCCAGTTGAAACATCATCGGATGCCCCATACTCATCAATTAAAAATCGAGTATAATCATTTACATCTGATTCATACAATTCTAAATTAGAATCCTTTTCCCAATAAGTTATTTTCTTTAAGCGCTTACCATGTATAGAAAAATAAGAACCATTTCCATCAGGTGTATAGGCGTATCTACTATACTTTTTAATATAATATCCTTTAACATCATCCCAACAGTGTATTGTGTTTGTTTCTTTATCATGATATAAGTTCTGATACATCTAATATTCCTCTCCTATTTATATAATTTTGTGTGTAATTCATCTATCATTCTATCTTCATTCAAAGATAACTCCCTCGCTCTTTGGATTGCTTTCAACTCACAATCACGCCTAAACTCATCATCATCGAACATCCTATCCAGTAAAGTAAATAGTTCTTTTTTAGTTTTAAAAAACAACCCATCGGATTGAATTTCACGATAACAATCTGATTCTTGAAATATCATAGGTGTTCCATTCATCATACAATCAGTTGCTGCTACAGACCATCCATAATTTGTTTGCCTCATTTGAATACCCACTTTACATTCCTGCAATCTTTTGTAGTATTCGTGCTTTGGGACTTTACTGTTATCAATCCAACTGTAGGGTGGTTCTCCATTTAATTGTGGTATCCATACAGTAAAATCTTGTCTATGCTTTTGGTAATCCTCCATTAATTCAATAAACTTTGGATAACCCTTATATGCAGCAGCCCTATGATTAAATACAATTGTATTCTGAGTACTATCTATTGGTGTTTCTATAATTTTAGATTTATCAACTCCCAAGTTCCAAACCCTAAGTATTTTATCTAATTTTATGTTAGTACAATCGTTGAATATCTCATGCGCTTCAGTTAGAATACGATTTTTTTGGTCTTGGGTATTAAGGTAACAAGTTTCCATTTGCAATATCCCTAACATTTCATTTGGAAACCATAAGGTTTTTGGTTTGCCAGGCCTATTATCGGGCCCATTGCAAGATTTCATCTCAACCCAATGTAAATAACCAATGATTTTAGTATCCATTGATTTACGATACCTACCCACCTGCGACCAATCGGGAAGATGTGAATAAATAATATCATAATCAATATCCCGTAACTTACTTAATAAGGTTTCCGGTGGAAATGAACGCTGATTCATCATATCACCAGGTATATCAATCTGATGTTGTTTTATGTGAGGTAAGTTTAACTTTTTACTGACATTGTTAATCGGCATAAGTATATGCCAAAAGTATTCACCTCTACTTTGTAGTGCCGTTATATGGTTATATATTACATCTACAAAAGAGTCCTTATCAATGTTGGAAGAGTTGGTAATATTTGGTATTACCAACACCTTCCGCGCATTGCTATAATCTACTGCGTCCCAGAAGTTCATTAGGAAACCTCCATTGAGTAAACCGTGGTGTTTTTTCCAGATTTGGTTTTGGAAGTGTCAACGTCCACCGATTGTTGAACTTTAATATACAAATCACATAAATTGGTTTTATCATCAACAATGATGATGACATTTGGGTCGGCTTCACGATATGCATCCATCTTGTATAAGATCTCTCCAAAATACTCTCGTTTATTGACTTCGTGGTAATTTACCTTATCAGAGTTATTTGATATAGAAACACGACCCTTTGACTTACTAATCCGACTATCACCGGTTTGCAGTAGTCGTTCCAATCGGGCAACAACCGTATGAGATTCATCAACAAATCCGTGGGATTGAATAAGCGTGGATATAGTACCTCGTTCATCTTTAATACTCAAGTTCGTATAACGCTTAGCCAAAGAAACCGACTCAACACCATATATTGTAATGTCAGGAGTAACTCCCGTTGCAAGTGACTCATCTTTACTTATACCCCATTTCTGAAGCAGGTTATCTTTATAGATGTCAAATCCATTATCCAAATCATTCTGAAATCCGAGGAATTGTGGGTCACATATCACTAACTGTTTTTCAAGGTGGTCATATAGAGGTTGATGAAACTGATATTCACCATTATCGTTTTTCTCCGAAGCGTGATTTGCGATACGACAAATACCTTGAATTTGTTGTGATATACCTTTTTGATTATCTCGCATAAATAAAACCGTACCTTTATTATCACCCCAATCAGTTCCTGCAACAAAGGAACGGAGTATGAATACAACAATAAACCCACGATTTTGATTAGCTTCTGAAAAAGCGGCATCCATAATTTCTTTGGCAGACCAGTTGGATTGGGCGGTTGGGTTCAAACCTATGTTTTCTAAACCTTGATTGAAAATTTCAGAATCAATAGTATCACCCGATGAATCACCAGCAAACACCCAACGAATGTTATTCTTAATACAATAGTCAACTTCAGATGTTAAATCTCTACGATTTGCATTTGTACGCCATACGCCCAATCTATCATTTGGAAGAGTACCATATACATCATAACAATGTTCAATTGTATCTTGAAATGTATTGAATCGTGCATCAAGAAAGTATTTTGAGTTACTTTGATATTTTTTAAGAAAATCAGCAACACCATAATAATTAGCTCCCCGATTATGCCCAAGGTGAACTGTGATATACTCTATATTTGAATTAACCTGTGCGGCGATGTTGGTGGCACCAACAACCACAATACGAGTAGAGTCAGATTCTTGAGCGATTTTAAATAATTCACAATAAGATGACTCTTGTTGAATACCAT